ATGACGCTGGCCCTTAGCGATCTGTCCAAGCGCTATGGCGATGCCGCCGTGTTCGAACACGTTTCCCTTCAAGTGGCTGCCGGCGAGTTTGTCGCCATCGTCGGCGAGTCCGGTGTCGGCAAATCGACGCTGCTCAACTGCATGGCGGGCCTGGACCATTGGGACACCGGCCGGGTGCTGCACGACGACATCGACCTCGGCACACTCAACGCAGAAGCCCGTGCGTTGTGGCGTCGCAAGCATGTCGGCTTCGTGTTCCAGGCCTTCCATGTTTTGCCCCACCTCGACGTGGCACAGAACGTTGCGTTGCCGTTGATGCTGCTCGGTCAAAGCAAAGGCGCGCGCCAGGCAGAAAGCGCAGCGCGCGTGCAGCACATGCTCGACATCGTCGGGCTCGGTGGTTTCGGCGCGCGGTTACCGCAGCAACTTTCGGGAGGTCAACTGCAGCGCGTCGCCATTGCACGGGCGTTGGTGCATCGCCCTGCCCTGCTGTTGGCCGATGAGCCGACTGGCAACCTGGACCCGACGACCGCTGCCAAAGTCATGGACGTGCTGATCGCGCAAACGCGCGAGCATGGCGCCTCGCTGGTGCTGGTGACCCATTCGGCCGCGGCCGCCGCACGCGCCGATCGAGTGCTGCACTTGCGCGCCGACGGCATTGCGCGCTGAAGCCGTCACCTCATTGACGGGGGTTGAGATATTCACAGGCACACCGATGAGATAAATCTGGGATTCAGTGGGCTCTGGCGGGATTTTGGGGGATGCGAGTGGAAATAGCCTTTCGCCACAGGAAACACGTTACGGCGGTTCCAAATCGGCATGCGCATGCCGATACCAGCCGCACTGATGCATCTTTCAAAGTGCCGTCAGATACGGTCGATGCTAGCCGCGCAACAGGTGTGCTTGCAGAATGGCCAGGACGTTGGCTGAGTCCAACTCCGACAGCCCAAGAAATGGCCGCGCGGGGATGTCGCCCCACAAATGGGGAAACTCGGCTCTTGTGCCGCCGAACTGCTGCATGGCCGCATACACCATAGGGCTGCCGATGGCGACTGCATCAGGGCCCTGCAGGACGTAGTCAATCCGTTCACCCAGCGTCTTGGTTTTACCGGTCAAAGGCTTCTTGGACGCCAGACGTTCTTCTCCGGCCTTGTTTAACGTGCCGTCTTTTTTTCGCAGGGATTTGCCGAAGGCTAATCCCATGCGCTCCAGCGTTGAGGGCTTGTTAGGCGCCCATGGTGTGCCGTCCGGCGCCAGCGTGGTGTTGAAACGCTGTCGGGTCGATTCGGCAACGTCTTCGCCGATCTGTTCCAGCACGCTGCGTATGTCATCGGTTGCCTCCAGGATGTCTTGCAACGCGTCGAGGGCGGTTTTCCCAAGAATCTGGACATCGATCACATCAATATTCAGCATGACGCGTCACCAGCGTTAATATGCGCTTGCTTTGTCCTGCTATCGACTCCCGCAAGATAGTTGCGGTGCGTTTTGGACGTATGGCCGGGATGGACAAGGCACCTCTTTTTTTCATCGCTGTTTAGGCACCTTGATGAACAGCGTCTTCAGCGACAGCGCCCGGTTACGCTTACCGGTCAACACCTCGAAGACTGCGTGAAACAGATCCAAGCCAAAGCGCTTGACTGCTACAACGGTCGCGGTGCCGTCCGCTTGAACTGTCCCTGCGCGCAGTGAATCGGCGCTGTTGAGTAGTTCCGCCAACCGGAGATAGTCGTTTGGTTGTGGTGGACGTTGGTTGCCGCCATCGAAGCTATGGCTTCCCTGAACGTGACGCACCACAGTGGCCGGCAGCAGCAGCAAAAAGCCCTGCACATCGACACCGGCGACAGCCGAAACGCGCGGCGCATCTTCCACAAAGCCTAACCACAGCGGCTCGATTGCTTTGGGAGCCGTGAGCACCCGGCGCACGAAGTCGGGTGTGCTCTCCTGTGCATGAACATAACGATTCACATCCGCCGACAGCGCCTTGGCGATCGCCGGCGGGTACTGGATCAGCTTGTCCTGCACCATCTGGCGCAGCTCGGTGTCGGCATTGGCACCCGGGGCATAGGCCCATCCCTTGTCGATGCCCGGCGGCGCGCCGGTGGTCGGGTTGACCGTGTCCCAGCCTTCGGGCGGCTCGGTCGCATCGCCATCGTCCGGCGCGGCGACCGGCAGCACGTAGCACATGCAACCCCAGCCATTGGGCGGAAAGTGGGTATCCCAGAACGGATGATCGTGCGGCAACGTCAATTGCATATCGCCCCACAACTTATGCAGCGGCCGGGCGTGCATCACGCGCTCGGAGTGGACGTAACGCCAGAACGGCCGCGTGGCCAACAGCGTCGGGCTCTTGAGCTGGGCACGCCGGCCGGCCGCACGCGAAGTGGCCACATTGGTCTGGTAAATGATTCGGGTGCGCCAGGCCTCGCCTTCTTTGGTGCCCTCGCCAGTCCACCCGGTCCATCCGTGCGTGCGCACCGCAGCGGCAAAGTCCTTGCAGAAGGTTTCGAGGGTTTCACCATGAATCGACTTGTCAACGGCCGCGCGCACGTCGTACAGCAGGTCCGCCTTGGTAGCGCCCGCCACCATGAAGCCGCGATCATGGGCCGCGCCCTGGATGTCATCCCAATGCTCGCTCGGCAGGTTCAGCTTTGCGCGAAAAAAGTCGATCTGCTGCTGGAACTGCAGGCGCACACCATCGAGCGTCGGATTGACGACCGGTGCCGGCCCGTCAGACGCTTCGGGCGCTGCGGGCGCCTCAGACATCGCCGGCCTCCTGCACCACCTGGTAGCGCGCGGACAAGTCCGCCAATTGGAACGCCAGCGCCATCACATCCGTGAGCTGGTCGATAGGCAGATCGGCATAGGCCGCAAGCAACGCGTCCTGCAGCGCCTGCGGGTCGCTATGGATACGCACCAGCTCACCAATCTGGGCCACCCAGCCGTCGATGATGGGCGCGCCGGCCTGACCAAGCTGACGCGGAATGCTGTCCACCGTGATGGCCGCTGCCTCGCCAGCACCAACACCAACCTCGGCAAAGCTGGCACCGCGCCGGGGTACGGCCGGGTCATTCGCCGCAGGCGCCGTAAGCACCGGCTCCGCAACCGTCATCACCGGCCGCGCCGACCTGTCCCAGCCCTCGCCGTACTTGGCCCGCACGCTGTCCAGCGACAACTCGAACCCCATGCCCGTGATCGTCTTGTCCACCTCGCTCTCGGCCTTGCGATCGTCCCCGTCCTTGATCTGCCGATACACCCGGCACGGCGCCAGGCCGTTGTATTCACAGATCCAGGCCAGCAGCGTTTCATTCAGCGTTTCACTCAGCAAATCGCTATCCGCCTGCGTCAGATCCTCGCGCACATCCTTGCGCTCCTTGCTCGCCGCCGCCAGAGCGCCGCCACTTTGCGAACGTGCTTCCTGCCCGGTCAGCACCGCGCCAATCCAGTCATCCATGTACTCGCACAGCGACTGCTGCGTGGTCACATTGCCGGCCAGCTTGGTCTCCAGCAGCGCAATCTCCATGCCCTCCGGCGTGATCAGATAGCCGTCATTGCTCATGGCGCGCAGCGCATCGGCCAGCGTGCTCTTCTCCTTCGGCCCGGCATTGCGCGGGTACTTGCCGTGCGGCGTCGGCGAGCCGAAACGGTCGCACAACTTGTTCCAGGCCACGATGCCCTTGCGCTTGAAAAACACCGGCCAATACAGCTGCAGACCCAAGCCCATGCCGTAGGGGTTGTCATCCTCCGGATTGACGCGGTGCACGATGAACTTGCGCTCCGGTACCGGCACGCCTTTCAGCATCGCCTCCTGGGTCAGCAGATTCAGCGTCGGCGGCAAATTCGCATCGTCCTGCACGTACACAAACCGGCGCTGGGCCCGCTTCACGATACGGGCCGGCACCACCAAGCCATCACGCACCGTCCACACCACCTCCGCCACGCTGAAACCCGTCAGCAGCGCCTCCAGCAGCTCGCCGCACAACCGATCAAAGGCGCAGCCCTTGAGGATCGCCGTCAGCGTTTCCGCATCCGCCGTGCCCGTCGGCCCATCGCGCTCGGTCGGCTCCACCTGCCAGGCCTTGCCGATCAACGCCAGCTGGCGCTTCTGCAGCCCGGCAAACACCTTGCCATCACGCTTCAGGTCGCGGTACAGCACGGCATTGCTATTGCCCCGCTCCAGCAACAGCGGGTCATTGGTCCGCAACACGCCCATATAGGCCGTCTCGAACGGGTCGCGCAGGCGGTTGGCAAATTCGGAATCCAGCTCCGGACGGCCGGGCGTTGTGTCTTTAACCATGCATGAAATCCTGTGCGTCCGAGACGCTTTCGCGAGCGCCACCGCTCATGAACTCAATAGGAGCCGAAGGGCTCGACGCCGCGTGCTTCGCCAGCGCCAATGCCCAGAAGCGGTCGGCATGCCCGTCCGGCGTGCTCTCGGCCGTGAACCGCACATTGCCGGCCGACGTGACTTGTTTCGTCACCATGCGCAGGTCAGCGCGGATCTTCGGGTCATAGGGAATGCGCAAAGTCCGATCCTCCATCGCGCCGCGCACCGGATAGGCCAGCGTCTCCTTCACGCGCGGCGTGAACACCACCGCTTCGACCCGGTGCTCGCCGTACTTGTCCTGCGCGTCATCGGCCCAGCCAATGCCCAAACCCGTCGCGTCGATGCAGGTGCGATCGCACCGCTCGATCCACGGCCAGAGAATCTTTTCCTGGTCACTCTTGCGCATGGCCTGCAGCCCTTCGACGTGGCGCGTGTACAGCACATCGCCCAACTGCTCGACCACCCACAACACCGTCAAATCCTTCTTGCGGCCGATGTCGATACCGGCGAACAAGCGCCCTCCCTGAATGCGCTTCCAGTCGTCGCCGGCGTTGTATTCGCAGTTGGTGATCAGCCCGTATTCCAGGAACGCCGCGTTGTCATCGGCCGGATTGCACCCGTACTCCTGCTCAAAGGATTCGGCATCGGCGCAGCCCGACTTCACGAAGTCGAAGTACTTCGCCTCGTCCATCGCCTGGCGCGCATCGTCCACCGGCAGCATCATCTGCAGCTTGAACAAAAACCCCTGTTCAAGCGCCTCCTGCAGCGTGGTGCGGTGCAGGCTGATGCCCTTCGGATTGCCGTTCTCACGGACCTCACGCACCAGCCCATTGAAGAAATTCTGACTGCCGCGGTGCGTGGAAATCAACTCCATGCTGCCGCCCCAGGTGATACCGGGGTAAGCAATCGACCACAGCTTGCGCGGGTCCGGGTGCAGCGCGAATTCGTCCAGAATCCGCCCACCGCGCTTGCCCGCCTGCGCATCCGGGTTGCTCGACATGCTGTGGATCCGCCGCCCGCTCGTGAACTCCAGCACATAGGCGGTCAGCCGCTCCTTCGGGTCCATCACCACCTCGCCCAGGTCCTTCGCGGCCAGATTCATGATGCCCGCCCACATCTTGCAATCCTCGATAAACAGGCGGGCCTGCAAGTCGTCGCGGCTACTGACCCATTGATCGAAACGCGCGCCCGCCGCTGCCGTGCGCTCAACGGCCGCATAGGCCCCCGCCCATGACAGGCCGACCTGGCGCGACTTCTCATACAGCTTCAGGCGGCTCGTGTCCTTGATCCACTTGCTTTGATAAGGCAAAAAGATATCGTCCGGGTTCACCGGAATAGCCTTGGCATTGCCATTGCGATGACTACGAGCGGCCATCAGCGAATCCCCAGCGCTTCGCGGATCGCGGCCTTCGTCTCTTCCGTCACGCCGCCCTTGACGCCCAGCGCATCCAGCTTGGCCCGCTGCTCCTCCAGCAGCTTCTTGCGCGTGTCCGCTTCCACCTTGGCCTGAAACTGCTTCAGGTTCACGCTGCTGCGCGTCAGGGTGGCGATGTTCTTCGCCGCCGCGCTCAGCATCGCTATGCGGTCGCCGGGGTCGGTTTCTTCCTCGGCCTCCTGCAGCGACAGGATGGCCTCGAACAGCTCGGTTTGAACCAGCGCCTGCAGCGCCTCACTGCGCGCATCCATGCTGTCTCCGGCATGCTCTCGAATCAGCATCGCCGCCTGCGTGCTCGCCTGAATAGCCGACAGCCGCCGGTCCAATTTGCTGCCGTAGCGATGCAGCGCGGAACGGCTCGGCAGACTGTCCGCATGCGCCTCGGCCGGAAAGCGCTTCTGCAGGTCGGCAATCAGCTCGTCGAGCGTCTGCGCGCCCGTGGCCAGCATCGCCTCGATGTACGAGCGAATGTCCACGGGCAGGCGCGTGATGGAGCTTTTGCGGCCCATGGCTTACCAGTACTTCTTAGGCCGGGCAATGCCCGGCTCACAGTCGATCGTGTACTCGGCAATGTCCGTGCCGAAGCGGGTCAGGTCGGCGAACCATTTGCCGCTGGGTTGCTTGTCGAGCCGCACCAGCTCGCGCTCGTCGAGGTAGTCCAGCTCGCGGCGCAACTCCAGCGGCGTGGCATCGGGGTACTCGCTCTGCGCCACCGACAGAATCGGGCCTTCGAATGCGCCAATGGGCCGCGCGTTGTTCAGCGTCAGCAGAATGAGCCACCGCAGTGCCTCGCGGCGAATCTTCGCCTGGTCGATGTTCATTTCTTGTCCTGTTGAATGATCGCGCGCAGTTGGGCGTTTTCAAGCTTGCCGGCCAGGCCGTCCAGCTTCGCCTCAAGAATCGACTGCCCCCGTATGTAGTCATCCCGCATGACGTACTTCATCGGCATATCGGCCTGAAACTTCAGCATCTCCCGCTCGACCCGTTGCCACTGCTGCGCGTCCTCCCGGTTGACATGCTCCATGCCATCCAGCCGCCCCGACAGCGTCACGAAGCGCAAGTCCAGATGGCGCTGCGCCTGGTCCAACAACAACTTCCCGGCCCCCGCACAGGCACCGAAGAAGGCCACCAACAGGCCTACCAGGTGCCAAAAATCAAGTTGAATAGTCATGGCGCCCCCGCTCGGCACAGCGCCGCATAGCCCTGCAAACCCGTCACCTGATCGGCGTAGCGGTCAGCGTCTGCTGCCACCGCTGTGTATCGGCTGCTGCACTGTCCGAGTAACTCCCGGGCAATGTCGGCGCCTCCATCAGCGACGGTGGCGGTGCCGGCATCCGCGCCGGCGCCGGGCACGGCAGAAGCGGCATTGAGCGCGGCGATGGTGTCGAGCAGGCTGCGATTGCGAGCGCCAGCGCGCTCAACGCGGACACGCAAATTCTTCTCGCGAAGGGCGTTTTCATGGGCGATCCTTTCGGCTTGCAATTGCTTGCGGGTTTCGTCGGCACGCAGCAGGCGCTGCAGCTCGGCGGTATGCGTAGCGGCCGCCGCCGTGTCGTCTGCCACCTGTGCGCTCCAGCGCTGCTGCACCCGCTCACTGCCCAGGCCTACCCAGTGCGAGCGCAATGCAGCAACGGCGGCCACCGCCAGGGCGATCAACACGACCGGCACCACCAGGCGCAGCCAGCCGGTCACGGGGCACGCTCCAGGGGTGCCTGTGGTCGCTTGGCTGCCAGCGCATCCGGCTGCGCCACCGCCCGCAGAGCGATGATGCCGACGCCCAGCGCGGCATTCACCCAGGGGTACCAGCGCAGCGGAATGGCAAAGCCGATCAGCGGCAACACCTCCTCCTGCAACACACTCAGCGCCACCAGCGCAGCGGCCAGCCACATGCTGAACAGGCGCCAGCTGCGCTGCCAGTTGTCAATCAGGCGCGGGCACCTCACGTCAGGCCTTTCAGGTACTGCGCGCCCTGGCCCGGGCGGAACACCGCCGTCAGCACCTGACCGCGCGGCGCGGCACCCACCGCCGCAATGCCCAGGTGCACCCAGGTCCCCTCGTAAATCAATTGGTCGAACACCAGCCCGGAATCGATCAGGCGCTGGCAAATCTGGCGCGGCGTGCCGAACTCCGGGGCGATGAAGTCCGCCGCGCATCCCGTCATATGGGCCGACCCCAGCGCGCCACCAATCAGGCCGTTCACCACCGGCGAGCGGTAACCACTGCTGACCAGCACCGGCGCACCGCGCAACAGGCCGCGCACCTGCTCCAGCACATCGGCCAGGCGGCGCAAGTTGTCATGCGCCTGCGGCGTCGGCTCATTGCGCACGCCCATGCGCTCGGCGGCCTGACTGACCGTCAGCTCCGCCAGGCTGAAATGCGGCGAGAGGTAGGGGGAAGAACGGGGGGTTATTTGCTGCGGTGACATGCACCGCAATGTGCCCCGGGAGGGGGGCGAAGGGTAACTAAAGCGCTTTAGTTATTGGTGGCGGAGCCGAAGCTCGGTTGGCTCATGTTGTCACGATGCGCGCAAATTAACCAGTACAAACCAGAGCTTGCGGCCGACATCGATCAAGGACACAAAGGCGGCGACATGAAGACCAAGGATTAAGCTCAAAAGCCATTCCTTGGCCTGCACACCAAAGAGAATTGCAAAACCGCATAGTGCGCAGGTCATGAAAAACAAACTGTCTGTCAGCATCGTGCGCAGCAAGTCGCTGTAATGGCCGTAAACCTGCATCTGCTTAACCAAATGCGTCTGCGTGATGCTTGCCAGCACTGCAAGCGCTGCCAAAATGAAACCCAGCATGGTGGTGCTGATAGATGCAACCGTTCCGCCGAATGCAGCAACCGCTGCCGCGTCTGCGAACGTCGGATGAAACGCCCAGTGCCATGCCGCCACACCTGCGGCAAGGCCTGTCACCAGCGGGGCATAAAGTGGCTTCACAAAGGGTCAGATCGTAGGTGTTTCTGAAATGAAGGCATCACGAATATGGGCCTTGTTTCTATCGTAGGCCTCAGAGAGTTCCGAAAAAGCTTCACTGATCAAAGGATATCGCCCCCTGAGCACTAACGAGATCGTATCTTTCAACGGTGCCATGAACAATTCGATGGGTTCGACTTCGTCCGTCAAACGAACGCGTACTTTTGTAGCCTCCTGCGTATTCAGGATTTCCCGGACCACTGCGATAGCGCGTGCCCCCAAGTGACCTTTGCGGGGTGCACGGAAGGTAAATTTTGCATGTGCAGCATCAACGTTGCCCATCATGTCGCCCGCTGTCTTACTCCACAGCGGTACATCACGCGGAATAACTTTAGGGCGGTCATAAGCAAAGTCGATCTCGTACAAATGCCCGTTCATCAGATCGTTCAGTTTCTCCTCGTTCATGACATACGCCAAGACCACCTTTGCCCGAAATAGTGCCGAAAGATAATCCTCTGCGCGCGTAAAGGTGCCAACGGCTCGATTGACCTGCCACACCAGCACGTTAGATTTTTCGTATAGCAAAAAATGCACTTTTTCGATGACGTGATCGCCTTCACTCAAGTTGATTTCGTGTTCCTGGTCATTCGCAGCCACGATGTTTGGAGCGTCATCGCGAAGCTTGACAAAAGTGCCGCCCCAAACGGAGCCACCTTTTTTCAGATTGCGCATCTGAAAACGCTCACTTTCTCCAATGGCTGGCAAATTCTCTCCGTGAGTTGCGACAGCGTCACTTAAGGCAAAAGCGAGGGGCTGGGCATGTGGCCCGACTGCCGGTCGAGCAAAGAAAACTCTGTATTTTTTGGGCTTCATTAGTTTCCCTGGTATTTTTATTTATCACTTCACCGGCACATAGCCCGCCCCCAGGCCGCCGCACATCATCTGACGAAGCACTTCCAGTTGGCCCTCCACCGACCCCTACTGCATGCTGGCGCCTGTTACGCTGCCAAGTCCGCCTTCGCGAAGTTAGAGCGGGCGCACTTCCTTCTGATACCCCCCATCAATCGCGTGCACGATCTCATTCATTTGCGTGTTGGTGCCGTTGCGCATGCAGTTCGTTTTGCCGAAAGCGTTCGTCGCGCACCACTCGTTCGTTCCCGTCAGATTCACGACCCCTCTGACTTCGGACGTTCTGAAGGTCATGACCATAAAAGGACCGTCCCAGCGGCTATTGCCTACAGCCATCATGATGGCCGCGCAATTGAACGCGCTCATGCCTGGTACGTTCACACAGTTCGCTTTGAACGCAATTGCACGATCGGTCGCAGACTCAACCCGTAAGCCAATAGCGTGGCCCTTTCGGAATCGTTCCTCGATGAACTGTTGCACCTCAACTGAAGTTCCTCGAAGCTGAACCGATATTGGAGCTTCATCTGGGGTTGTAGGTCCTGTAGCGCATCCGGACAGCATCGATATACCCACGAGCACCGCTGCCCCCACAAGTCGCTTATTCATAGTCACTCCCTTTAAAAATTGTTATTGATCCATCACTGCAACGGCTCATAGCCCCGGTCCCGCAGACAGCTGCGCATCGTCTGCCGCAGCACTTCCAATTGACCCTCCAACGACCCTTGCTGCGTACCAGCGCCGGTCACGCCGCCGAGTACTGCGCCATACGTTGTGCCCAAGCCCACGCTGCCGGCAATGCCGCCTCCCAAGACAGCCCCCAGCACTGCGCCGCCTACCGACGCCAGCAAGGGGCCGCGCTCGGCAGCCCGTTTGTCGTAGAACGCCTGCTTGGCAATGGCCCGGCATTCATCGGTATCGGCGTTGTACTTGGCAATGTCTGTAGCCGTTGCCGGATCGACCCAGGCGTGGCGCGCGTAATCGACCGAGCAGCCGGAAAGCAGCAGCACACCGACATAACCCAATGCACGCGGGAACAATCGGCGTCGAAAAAGTGCCTTCATCGCTGCCGCTCCAGAATGGTTTCCACATAGCGATGCAGTCGCTTCAGTTGAAACGGCTGCAGCTCAATGACCATGTGGGTATCAAACTCACGGCGCATGAATTTCAGCACCGCGTCACGGTCGGGCACCAGGCCCATTGCGCGCAGCACTTGGCTTTGCTGCTCCCGCAGTTCATTGCTGATGGCAGTCGGTGGTCGCTCAGGCGCGTGGCCGTTGTGGATGTGCTGCGTCAAATGAACGACTGTCACATCCCCGCCGGCACGACCTACCTGCACCCCATCCACTCCGCTGTTTTCTTGTTTTGGCAGCAGTCTGGCGATCAGCTTCGCCAGCCACGTCTTGTTCCCTTCCTCCAAAGCACTATCTCCCTTTTTTGACTGTGACCTTTCCACCGGCGTGTCCGACCTGGACGGCGCCTGCAGCACTGTTTGTGAAATTCATTCCTCCGCTCTGAGCGCCCAGCAGCGCGCCCAAAGCCGCGCGCCTGACCTCTTTCGAGGCCTCGCGATAGTGACTCAACAAGACCTGTTCTTCGGCTGACAGGGCGACAGGCGATGCCTTGCCGCCTTGACCAGTAAGGATGTAGATCACATCTGCTCCTGCCGTTGCCAAAGCGGCCAAAACCTCCCCACCTGGAACAGCGAGCCCACGTTCGCAGCGGCCCCAGTGTTCCCTTGTAACGCCCATCTGAATCGCAGCTTCTTCTTGGCTAAGTCCAAGCGCTTTCCGCTCTTCTTTCAGGCGGGCGCCAAAAAGAGATTGAAAAGTTTCATTCATCTGTTTAAAAAGAGATTTATTAGTACCATAATCAAGCCAACAAGTTCAAACACCCCGGCACTGGACCCAACCAGTGCCAACACAAAAGGACGCAGCAACATGCTCAAAACACGCCAGCAAGTCCGCGATGACTTTGCCCACAAAGGCCAGTCATTTTCGGCTTGGGCCAAGCATCGCCGTTACAGCGTGAGCCTGGTGTTGGCCATCCTCAACGACAACGACGCCAATCCGCGCCGTAAATGTCTGCGCGGCGAAAGCCACGATATCGCAGTCATGCTCGGTCTCAAAGTAGGCGAGGTGTCTCGGCTCCCTTCATCGCAGTTGGCAGTGGCCTGACCTTGACAGCCATGTCCTACAAGCATCTTACTTGCGCACCTGCCCTGAATGCGGCTCGGGCCGCCGTCCTCTCGGCGCATGTACTGACCGGGTACCGCCAAGCCGCAACGCGCCTGCAAGCGATTGATGGCCTTGTTGCCAGCCTTCGTCCGGCTGCGCCTGCCCCATCGTTTCAAGCTCCCGCACTGCCGATTCCAACTGACCCGGCGTCAGTTGCCGCGCCAGCATCACCAGGCCACTGCGCTGCACCGCTTGCGCCATCTGCAGGCCTCGCACTTCTTCCATCAGGCCTTCCAGGGCGTGGGCTGTCGCTTCTCGGTCGTTCATCGCATTCCTTCAAGGTTGATCGGCATGACTGAACTTTGCCACTCGCAAGGGGCTTTGGCGCAGCGCCAATCAGGCCTTTGTTTGGAAGCCATCCCCCCGAGGCGTTTCCAATGAGCCGCCGCAATTGGAAACACGTGCGCGCCACCAGCCTCATCGAGGCGCTGCGCCTGTGCAAAGAGTTTGCCCAGGAGCGCGCCAACCTCTCCGTCGAGCGCATTGCCGACCGCATGGGCGTCACGCACGACAGCCTCTACAAATGGCTGGGCACCGGCCGCATGCCCGCCATCCTGTTGCCCACCTATGAGCTGGCCTGCGGCTGCAACCTTGCCAGCGCCTGGATTGCCGCCAGCACCGGCAAATTGGTCATCGACATGCCCAAGGGCCGCAGCACCACGCAAGTTGACGTGCTGGAGATGGGTGCCGACTACGCCAAGGCGGCGCAGTTGCTCGCCAACTTCTATGCCGGCAATGCCGACCGCGAGGTGACCCTGGCTGCGCTCGCCGGTCACATGCAGCAGGTCGCCTGGCACCACGCCAACGTGGCCCAGCACGCCACGCCGCAGTTCGACTTCGCAGAGGCCGCCGCATGACCGCCGCCCGCAAAACCGATTACACCAACGCCGCCCAGCAACGCCTGGTGCAAGTCATCCTGGCGCTGTTCGGCGATGTCGTCGCCGGCCTGTCCCCCAGCGCACTCGCCAAAGCCGTTGGCTGCGCCGCCCCCGTCATCACCCGTGACCTGGACAACCTGCAGACCGCCGGCATCGCCGAGCGCGAAGAGGTCACCGGCCATTGGCGCCTCACGCCGCGCCTGCCACAGCAGGCATTGAAGGCCCTCAGCAGCATCGACCGCGCCGAGCGCCGCGTCGATGAGGCGCGCCAGCGCTTCACCCGCCAAACCGATTAACCCGTCCCCCAACCACACCGAAACACACACCATGGCTACAGCAGGACGCACGGCGCTCAGCGCTCCCATCATCGAACTCGACACCGCCGACGAGGTCGCCCTGCGGCGCGCCGCCGACACCCTGCCGGTGCTGGCACAACAGACCAGCGCGGCCATGGCGGTCATTGGCTACGCGCTGCCCTATGACCGGGAGCGCGTGGTGCAGGAAACGCGCTTCTTCATGGCGACCAGCGCCGAAGCCATGCTGGAGGCCGGCAAGCGGCTGTTGGTCATCAAAGAACACGAGTTGCATGGTGAATTCACGGCGATTCTTGAAGACCGCCTGAACCTCAACGACCGCACCGCCCGCGTGATGATGCAGGCCGCCATCAAATTCCTGACCAATCCGGTGTTGGAACCAAAACGGCAGGCGCTTGCCGTTTTGGGCAAAACCAAGCTGTTCGAACTCATGGCGGAGCACGACGACGACCTGTCCGTGCTGGCCGATGGCGGCACCCTGGCCGGCCACACGCTCGACGAATTCGACCGCATGACCAGCCGCGAGATGAAAGCCGCCCTGCGCGAATCCCGCAAAGATGCCGTCGCCAAGGCCGAGGTGATGGTCGACAAAAACGCCCTCATCGACACCCTCCGGGCCGAGCAAAAACGCATCGAAAAGCGCATCGCCAAAGCGACACCCGATCAAGTGCTGGCCGACCTTCAAAAGGAAGCCACCGCCCTGATGAACGACGCCCTGGGCTGCATTCGCGGCAACTTGCGCCAGGCGCTGATCAAACTGCAAGACCACGACGGCAACAACATCATCTTCATGGCCGGCCTGATCGGTCAGCTGCAGGCCGACTTGCAGGCGCAGCGCGACGAATTCAACCTGCCCGACGTGGCCAACGCCGCCGATGCCGCACTGGCCGCCGAGTCAGCGCAATGGGCCCCGTCAGCGCCATCGGCCTGACACGCACGCACCCCATGCCACCCCGCACGCCCGCCATGACAGAACGCCTCGTCGATATCGCCCGCCTGGCCGCCATCGCGCCGCACGGGCAGAAGGAAGCCGTCTACGCCGCCGCCTGCACCGAGCTGGGCATTGCCCGCGCCACGCTCCTGCGCGGCCTCGGTGAGGTGGCCGTGCGCAGCCCACGCAAGCAGCGCAGCGATGCCGGCGACGTGACCCTGACGCGCGACGAGGCCCTGATCCTCAGCGCGCTCCTGATGGAGAGCCTGCGCAAGAACAACAAACGGTTGCTCTCCATCGGTCAGGCCGTCGAGATCCTGCGCGCCAATAACGAAATCCGCGCCCAACGCATCGACCCGGCCACCGGAGAATGCGCGCCATTGTCAGAAAGCGCCATTGCCCGCGCCCTGCGCGTGCACGCGCTGCACCCCGATCAGCTCCTGCGCGCCGCCCCCGCCATGGAGCTGCGCAGCCTGCACCCCAACCACGTCGGGCAAATCGACGCCTCCATGTGCGTCCTGTATTACCTCAATGCCCGCACCAAAGCCGAGTCCGGCCTGCAGGTCATGGACGCCGACAAGTTCTACAAAAACAAGCCGGCCAACCTGAAGAGCATTGAGCAAAAACGCGTCTGGAGCTACGAGTACACCGACCACAACAGCGGCGCCATCTTTGCGCATTACGTGCTCGGTGCCGAAAGCGGCGTCAACCTGGCCGAGGCCTTCACCGAAGCCATTCAGCAGCGCGACGGGCAACCCTTCCACGGCGTGCCGCACATCCTCTTCATGGACCCCGGCAGTGCCAACACCAGCGGCCTGTTTGCCAACCTCGCGCGCCGCCTGCAGGTCAAAACCATCGCGCACGCGCCCGGCAGTGCCCGCGCCACCGGGCAGGTAGAAAACGCCCGCAACATCATCGAACGCAGCTTCGAATCTGCCTTGCGCCTGCGCCCCGTGCACAGCCTGGAAGAACTGAACGAAGCCGCGCTGCGCTGGGCTCACTGGTACAACGGCACCAAGGTTCACAGCCGCCACGGCCGCACCCGCTACGAGCAGTGGATGACCATCACCGCCGAGCAGTTGCGCATTGCCCCGAGCCGCGACATCTGCCGCGAGCTGCTGACCCATGCGCCCGAACAGCGCAAGGTCAGCGACACGCTCACCGTGTCCTTTCTGGGCCGCGAGTTCGACGTGCGCGCCGTGCCCCGCGTCATGGTCGGCGAGAAGCTGCAGATCACCTACAACCCCTACGCGCCCGATGCCGCCATGGTGGTCGACACCGATGCCGATGGCCACGAGTTGCTGCACAGCATCCCGGTCGTGGCCCGCGACGATGCCGGTTTCCGGCTCGACGGCAACGTCATCGGCGAAGACTACAAGCGCCATGCCGACACCCTGGTCGATGTCAATCGCAAAGCGATCGAACTCACCGCCATGGACGCCACCACGCAGGCCGAAGCCGAAGCCAAGCGCCGCGCCAAGGCGTTGCCCTTCGGGGGCCGCATCGACCCGTTCAAACCGATTGAGCAGGCCGAAGTGCCGACCTACCTGCCGCGCCACGGCAACGCCATGGTGCCGGCCGTCACGACAGCGCGCACCGCCATGGCACCGCGCCTGCTCAACGGCTTCGATGCCGCCGCCGAACTGGTCCGCATGGGCGTCCCGATGACGCGTGAGCGCAATGCCCAAGTGGCCCAGTGGTACCCCGAGGGCGTGCCCGAAGCCGAACTGCCCGATCTCCAGCACCGCCTGACCATGCGCGCCAGCCTGCGCATGGTCGCCGGCGGCGCCTGAGCCTTTCAAGAGACCAGAACCATGCAACAGCTACTCACCACGTTGGAAGTTACGCAAAGCGACCTGTGTCGCGGCGCCGGACTCAGCCGCAGCGCCGTCAGCCGCCTGGTCGCCCACGGCGAATGGCCGGCACGCGGCGCCAGCGAGGCCCGTAAACGCCTGGACGCGTATTTGCGCCAGCGCGGCGCCACGGCGGCCCAACTGCTCACCCTGTTTGTGACACCCGCAAAGCACCCGAAGAAGTTGGCCCCAGCGAGCTGCGAACTCGCCGAGGCCGCCCCAGCAATCCCACCGTTAAACGACACCACCGAGGAAGACAGCATGTTATTGCAGAACCAAGCCCTGACCCCCGCCGCGCGCAAACACTTCGGCCTGCCGCGCAATCCCTTCGTCGATGACGTGCAAAGCGTCGATGACGTGTTCCAGAGCCCGAGCGTGCGCTACGTGCGCGCCTCGCTGCTCGACGCCGGCAACAACCACGGTTTCATTGCCGTCATCGGCGAAAGCGGTGCCGGCAAATCGACCCTCGCCGAAGACCTGGAAGAGCGCATCAAGGCCGAGGGCCGCGACCTCCTGGTCATTCGCCCCTACGTCCTCGCCATGGAAAAAGACGACGTCAAGGGCAAGACCCTGAAGGCCAGCCACATCGCCGAAGCGATCGCCTGGGCGCTCGACCCGGCGCTCAAAGTCAAGAGCAGCCCGCAGGCCCGCTTCCAGCAAGTTCACGACCTGCTCAAGGCCAGCCGCCGCGCCGGGCGTCGTCACCTGTTGCTGCTCGAAGAGGCCCACTGCCTGCCAACAGCTACCCTGAAGCACCTCAAGCGCTTTCTGGAATTGAAAGACGGCATGCAACGCCTGGTAGGCGTCGCGCTCATCGGTCAGCCCGAGCTGCGCGAACGCCTGGGCTCGCAAAACGCCGAGGTGCGTGAGGTCATGCAGCGCTGCGAACTGGTCGAACTGGAGCCGCTCGACAACGAACTCGAAGCCTACCTGCGCCACAAGTTTGCCCGCTTCGAGCTCAAGTTCGAAACCGTGTTTGCCCCCGATGCGGCCGATGCCATTCGCGCCCGCCTGGTGCACGTCGCACGCGGCGGCAAGCCGACCGATGTGCGCAGCATCTGCTACCCGCTGGTAGTCAACAACCTGGTCTGCCGCGCCATGAACGCCGCCACGCTCGCCGGCTGGCCCCAGGTCGATGCCCAAGTCATCGGGCGGTGCTGAACATGAACAAGTACCTGATTCGCATCACCATGCGCGACGGCTCGCACGGCCGTCACCACGGGCTGTACACCGATGGCTTCCAGGCTGTGATAACGGCCCTGGACAACTTCCCTGACGCGATGCGCATCAGCGCCACGCGTGTGCTGCCGAACACCACGAGGGGCCGCGCATGAACGGCAATTGCAAGTTTCCCTTTGCGCCGGGCGTCATCGTCACGACGCCACGGCGCAGCGTCTGGCGCACCCTTCGCCGTTGGCTGCGCGCCGCCTTCGGAGCCGTGTCATGAGCATGGTCCAACTCGGTAAACACGGCAACATCAAAGGCGTCATGACCAACCCGGTGAAGCTGGCCATCGTGGCGTATTTGACCCACATGGGCGGCGAGTGGACGGCTGCCCAGCTGCGGGGGATGCCAGGCATTTCCGGCCACAAAGTCAAATCGGGCGTGTTCTCGACGCTGCTGAGCAAGCTGCGCGCCAAAGGGCTTGTCCGCAAGCGAATCAACGAGCAGCAGGAACTGGTGTGGTCGGCCGGAACGGAAGACCAGGCGGCGGCGTGCGCAAAGGCCGTTGAGGAGCGCAAGACGTCCGATGCTGCAGAACGCAAGGAGGCGAATACGGCGCGCTACTGGGGCATCCCTGCCGCACCGCGTCAGAACGACGTGATGCACGGGCCGGTGTACGTGCCGCCGGTGATCGCATCGCATCGCGCCGGCGCGATGGACCACCTGCAGGTGCCTAGCCGCGTGGGCTCGCGCCGCCTGCCGCATCCCGCTTCAACACCCATTCAACAACAGAGCCACACGTCATGAACATGAAAATCATCCCCGAGGGTTACCTCGAAAACGCACGCGGCGACCTGATTCCCGTCGGCAAGATCAAGCCTATCGACCTGGTGCGCAGCGAGCTGGTGCTGAGCCTGTGCCAGCGTGCGTATCTGCAATCGGCGGCGCTGGCAAAGTTCAAGCTGGACGTGTTCGGCGAGCTGTCGGCCTTCGTGGAACTGAGCAACGCGGAGTACGACGTGCACGTCGGCGGCAGCAAAGGCAACCTGACCCTGACCACGTTCGACGGTGCGTATAAGGTGACGCGCCAGATCGCGGACACGATCGTTTTTGGCCCGTCGCTGCTGGCGGCCAAGGAGCTGATCGATCAGTGCGTGCAGGCCTGGGCGCAGGGCGCGAACGACAACATCCGCGTGCTGGTCAACCATGCATTCCAGACCGACAAGACGGGCAAGATCAACACCGATCGCGTGCTGGCGCTGCGCCAACTGGAGATCAAGGACGCGACCTGGTCGCAGGCGATGAACGCCATCGCCGACAGCATCCAGACGGCCGGCAGCAAGCCGTATGTGCGTTTCTACAAGCGCAATGACGCGACCGGGGAATATGACCCGATCACTTTGAGCGTGGCGGCAGCATGATGAACGCGGCCGCGCAATTCGCGCCCGAAATTCTGCCGATGTGCGTGGGTTGCCACGTCGCGCCGGTGGGTCTCTACCAGCTCGCATGCGACTTGTGCCGCATGAAGCTGGAACAGGCCGGGCTGCTCAAGCCCGTCGGTGCTTATCTCGTCGATCAAGCTTTGGAGGCAGACTATGCGGACCGTTGAAATTGTTGGGTCCGTCTCCGGCATGGCGGGTGCGCTGCTGCTGGCGACGCAATACCCGCCCGCCCTGGGCTTCGCCGCCTTTCTCCTGAGCAATTTCGCTTGGCTGATTTTCAGCGGCCAGGGCCGGCACTGGGGCCTGTTCGTGCAGCAGCTGGTGTTCCTGGTGGCGAGCCTGATCGGGATTTGGAACTGGTGGCTTGGGCCGCTGTTGTTGGGAGGGACGGCATCATGAACGCTTTGAATGGCCTAATTTTTTTCCTGCGCAGTGAGTGCCGCAAAGTTTGTGGCCAAAACTTGTACCAGCGCAGCGGTCATCGTTATTCCGTGGTCACCTCCGTAGATCGCTGTGGCAATTTCTCGCGCCGAAGCAAGTTGGCTCTCAGCCAAGGCAACTGCCATCGCGGCGCGTTGAATGTATGCAGGGTGCAATGCGTCTGGCATTTGTATCTCCGAAAATTAAAACAACAGTATGCCCAACCTCTCAGGTTGAATACGAGGGAGACGCATTGATGATCGCACCCGCCGCCGACCGCGCCCGCCTGATCAAACTGATCCACGTCGCCAAGCGCGATCTGGGCCTGGACGAGCCGACCTACCGCACCATGCTGCGTACAGCGGGCAAAGCCGAGTCGACGACGGCGATGGGCGTACCCGCGCTGATGCGGGTTCTGGAGCAAGCCAAGAAGGCCGGCTTCAAGGTGCGCCACAAAACCGCTGACCGTCGCCAGGACACACGGCCCGAGGCGCGCAAGGTGCGGGCGTTGTGGTTGTTCCTGCACGCCCTCGGCGCAGTGCGCGATCCGTCCGAGGCGGCATTGGCGGCCTACGTCAAGCGCATCGCCAAGGTCGATGACCTGCATTGGGCCGATGGCCTCGACATGCTCAAACTGATCGAAACGCTCAAGCAGTGGGCGCTGCGATTCCTTCCTGAACGTCTGGCTGCGCTGCGCGTCGAGTGCATGCAGTTGCTCCAGACGACGCAGATAACCCAACTACGGCATGGCTGGATTCGCATAGCAATGGATGCCATGAGTGGCGAACCGACGTTCGATCTATCTTGGACGGCTTGGGAGTACTTCATGGGCGCCCTGGGCCGAACCGTTGATTCCGACATGCAAACAGAGTTCAAAACAGCATGAGCATGGCGACATCCATCGCAGCATCCGCCGCATTGCCCACGGCCGCCGATCTGGCGCCGCTGCATGCCGTGCTGGACGTCGCCTACCCGGAGCGCCTGCGCGAGATCGCCGAGCAGTTGTTTCTGCAATTGATGGCCGACGATGCACAACACGAGCAACACGCAGAACCCATCACCGCCGGGCGCGCGCAGTCACTCGCCCTGACCGCGCTGCGCCAGGTCGATCGGCTCTGCGCCGCCCTGGGCGGCGGTGGCTTCTACCTGCCCAAGGGCATCGGCTTCCGGCTTTCGGTGCGCGACCGCGAGATGTGCGCCAAGTTCAATGGCCGCAACCTGCACCAGTTGGCCATCGACTACCGGCTCAGTGACATGCGCGTTCGCCAGATCGTCGATGCATGGCAGCTTGAGCGCTTCACGCAACGCCAGACGAGTTTGCCGCTGTAGCGGCCCCAGTTCCCCGCGTTTTGGAACTGGGACGATTTGGGACGGCTTTCCGCGCGTTCACGGGGCCATGACGGGACGCAGGCCCGCCGCACACCCCCTGAAATAACTAAAGCGCTTTAGTTATCGCCCACAGGCCATCGCCGCGACAGTTGCGGCCATGCCCCCCATCGCCACCACTGCCGCCACCACCGCCGCATTCCCCGACAACATCGAGATCTTCCGTGCCGGCTCGCGTATGGACGATGCCGGGCGCGTGCATGTCATCAGCAATGACGACGTCACGCGATGCGCCGCCGCCTATGACACCCGCGTGCATGAAGCACCGCTTGTCCTAGGCCACCCCAAAGACAACGCCCCGGCCTATGGCTGGGTCTCGGCCCTGCGCGTGCCCGAGCCGGGCGTGCTCACTTCCGATCACAGCCAGGTCGATGCCTCCTTTGCCGAATACGCCGCCGCCGGTCGCGTCAAGAAGCGCAGTGCGTCCTTCTATCACCCGGCCGATCCGAGCAACCCGAAGCCCGGCATCTGGTACCTGCGCCATGTTGGCTACCTCGGCGCGCAGCCGCCGGCCGTCAAGGGCCTGAAAGACCCGAGCTTTGCCGACAGCGGCGACAGCTGCATCTCGTTTTCTGAAACCGTCATTCCCACCACCGTCATCACTGACACCCAGGAGCACATCGACATGAGCAAGGAACTGCAAGACAAGCTGGACGCGGCCACCACTTTAGCCGCCACCGAAAAAGCCGCACGCGAAAAGGCCGAAGGCCTGGCCACCGCCGCGCAGGCGCAGCTCACGCAATTCGCCGAAGCGGCGCGCACCACGCGCCATGCCGGTTACGTGTCGTTTGCCGAGGCGCAAGTCAAGGCCGGCACCTTGCTGCCCAAAGACACGGCCATGGCCGCGGCCACGCTCAACGCGCTGGCCGATGCCGCACCGGTCGAGTTTGCCGAGGGCGATACCAAACGCACCGTGTCGCCCGCGCAATGGCTGCAGGACCTGATTGCCGGCGCCAAACCGGTCGTGAGCTTCGGCGAATTCGCGCCCGGCCGTATCGAACAGGCCGGCGCCGGGAGCGCCAAGGGCAAAACCGATGCCGAGATCGACACGGCCGCCAAAGCCTACGCCCATACGCACAAGGTGAGCTACGCCGAGGCCGCCTCCGCCGTGGTCGGGTTCACCGCCTGAACCGACTGACCCGCCCGCAGCGCCTCTTCACTTTCCAAAGGAACTCGCCATCATGATGACCCTCGCCGAGATTCGTCTCAAACAGAACCCGATCCTCACCAGCCTGCTGCTAGGCATGGGGCAAGGCACTTTCATTGCAGAAAAGTTGTTTCCACGCCTGCCGCAATCGCTGCGCGGCGTGACCCTGGCCAAGTTGGGCGACGAGCGCTTTCGCCGCTACAACCTGCGCCGCGCGCCGGGCACCGCGACCAAGCGCGTCGACATCAAATATGAAGGCCAGACCTACACGGTCGATCAGTACTCGGTTGAAGTGCCCCTGCCACGCGAGCTGCTGCAAGAAGCCGAGCAGAGTGCGCGCCTGAACGTTGGCGCGCACCTGGACGTCTCGCGCCTGGCCATGACCACGGCCAGCGACATCCTGGCGCTGGACTACGAGCAGGAAGCGGCCCGCATGGCCATCGACCCGACCGGCTATGCCTCGGGCCATGTCAACGCGCTGAGCGGCGGCGCCAAGTGGAGCGCGTCCACCGGCAACCCGGTGGCCGACCTGGCGAGCGCGGCCAACATCGTGCGCAAGAAGATTGGCAAGCGTCCGAATTTGCTCATGCTCTCGCCCGATGCGCTGTGGGCGGTGCAGTCCAACCCGGCGGTCAAGAGCGCTTTGCCGAACAGCACCCAAACCGGGCCGGCCACCATCGAACAGCTCAAGGTGGTGTTCAACGTCAAGGACCTGGTGGTGGGCGATGCGATCGCACTCGACAACGCGGGCCTCGGTCAAGACGTGTGGGGCAACAACGCCGCGCTGCTCTACGCGCCGGCCCTGAGCGGCACCGGCGACCTGAGCCTGGCCGAGCCCGCATTCGGCTTCACCAATGTGCTGGAAGGCCATCCCTTCGCCGAAACGCCGTACTACGACCCCGCGCTCAAGAGCTGGATCTACGGCGCGACCTACGAGCGCCGCGCCAGCATCGCCTACAGCACCGCCGGCTTCCTGTTCCAGAACCCGGCCTGAGCGCGCCGGCCTGAGTTCCGACCCGTTTTTATTTCCGCATTAAAGGATCTATTCCATGAGCAAACTGATTGCATTGGTGACCGTCGTCGCGTTTGTCGATGGCGTGCGCACCGAGTTTCCCGCCGGCAGCGAACTGCCCGCACTGGCCCCGCACGACGTGACCGAACTCAAACGCATGAATGCGGTGCAAGACACCGACGACCGCGCCGCCGAGGTCAAAGCCGAAGCCGCTGAACAGCAGCGCACGCAAGACGATCTGGATGCGGAGCGTAAGGCATTGCAGGACGCGGCCGATTCCATCAAGCCAGCCGCCGAGCCGAACGAGCAGCCGGTTGAACAACCCGCCGCCAGCGCTACGCCAGCGACCAAAAAGAAAGCTTAAGGAGCCCTCATGCCCTCGCAAAACAACACCGGCCGTCAGTACGACAAGCGCCACGCGACCACCATGGTGGCCATGGCCGTCATGTCGGCAGCGCGCTTTGCCGCCTTCAACGGCACCCATTCCAACGGCCCCAACGGTGCCCGGTCTAACGACGTGCAGGGCGTGACGGAAACCGCCGCCGTCGTCGGTGAGGCGGTCAGCGTCATCACCGGCTACAGCGCCCTGGTCGAAGCCTCCGGCCCGATTGCCTTTGGCGAATTTGTGACACCGGCCGGCGACGGCACCGGTCGCGCCGCGCTAGGCACGGTGGCGCAGCACTGTGGTCGCGCACTCGGCGCAGCCAGCGTGGCGGGCGAGTTGTTCGAGGTTCAGCTGATGGCTGACGTTCGCGCCGCCTGAACCTGTTCACACCGCACATCCGCACCGCCCAATGACTTACGCCGCGCTTGCCGACATGGTGGCCCGCTACGGCGAGCTGGAGATGGTTCAGCTCACCGACACGACCAACGTCCCACCCACCACCATCGACGCTGCCCGCGTCGACGTGAAGCTGGGCGATGCGCAGGCCTTTGTCGATGGCTACATCGGTCAGGTCTACCGCATGCCGCTGCAGGGTTGCCTGAAACCGGCACTGCCGGGACTGCCGCCGCAGTACGCCACGCCGCCGGTGCTCACGCGCATCGTCTGCGATGTGGCGCGCTACTACCTGCATGACGACCTCGCACCAGAAAACGAGGTGTACCGGCGCTACAAAGCGGCCCTGAAGGAGCTGGAGGCCCTGGCCTCGGGCGTCTCCATGCTGTCATGCCCGTGGGGCGGCTCGCCCGGCGAGCTGGTCGGGGCCGATGCGCTGCAGGGCAATGGCGTGACCTACGGCTTCAGCCCGCGCCAGATCACCGATGACACGACGCGGGGCTATGCGTGATGCCGGCCTGGAACTTCTCCGACACCGAGGCCGGCATTCTGGCCTGGCTGAAACATCGCACGCAGCAAGGCCCGGATGCCTGGGCCCGCGTCATCGGCACCCGCAAGGCCCTGGCGGCCGTGACCGAAGACATGCAGATGGCGCCCGCCCTGTACGTGGTCTATCACGGCTTCGTGGTGCGCGATGCCACCGAATTCAACTACACGTTGCTGCACCGGTGGGTTGTCGTGTTGGCCGTGGCCACGGCCGCCAGCCAGCGCGAGGCCGAGCCGTTGAACGACATGGCCGGCCCGTGGCTGGCCCAACTGCTGGGCCTGCACGGCCAAACGCTGCCCGGCTGCGCGACCCCGTTGCTGCTCGCAACGCCACCGGCGCCGTATTACAGCCCGGCCAAGTTCGCTTACTTCCCGCTCGCGTTCACGCACGAGAGCAATCACTGCAATTGATTCAACCGCTGGAGAAATCACCATGGCTTACAAAAACTGCTGCTTCAAGGGGCGCGGACGCATCGCACTGCTGGACTACAAATTGGGGCTCAGCAAAATGGCCGGCCTGGTGCCGGTCGGCAATGCATCGACGTTGTCCGTCACTCTGAGCGAGACCACCGAGAAGGTGCAGGACTTCACCAACAGCGCGGGCGGCGTGGACTGCGTATCGCGCCAGATCGAGGGTGCAGAAATCGCGCTCACGCTGCTGTGCCATTCCGCCGAGAACCTGGCCTTTGCGCTGTACAGCGATGGCGTCAGTGGCAATGTGATCGCCGCCGCTGTGGTGGGCGAGTTGCAGGTGGCCTACGTGGGTGCCCTGGTGCCGCTGCTCGACCTGCCCGACACCACGATGCCCATCACCGTGACATCGGCGGTCGGCAGCACCACGTATGTGGCCGGCATCGACTATTCGGTGACCGAGTCCGGCTCGCTGCTGATTCCCGAGGGCAGCACGATTGCCGCGCCCACGGTCACGCTGGGCGTGGGTCAGCCCAACATCAAGGTGAGCTATCAGCGCATGGGGCAATCGGCACTGCAGTTGTTCAGCCGCCCGAGCAAACCGGTGCTGCTGCACTTCGATGGCGTGAACATCATGGACGGCACGCGCGCTGCCCAGTTCAAGCTGTTCAAGGTCAAGTTCGGCCCGTCCGCCGCCTTCACCGCCATGGGCGACAACGCCAGCAAGCTGGAACTCAAGGGCGAGATCCTGCGCGACGACACCCGTCCGCTGGGCACGCTCGCCGCACCGTTCAGCCAGTACGGCACGCTCAAGCTGTAAGCACGGCACGGTCCCAGGCTTCAGATGATTGCTGCTTACAACGCGCGCCACAACAGCTATTACTTTGGCCGGGGCAAGGTGCAGTTCACCGCACCGCTGTTGCCCAACGGCCGGGTCAACAGCTCGGGTTACTGGCAACGTTGGGGCAACAACTGGGACAGCCTGCCGGCGGTGCCGGGCGATCCGGTGCTGGCCCCCGGCCGCTTTGTCGGCAATGCCCATGCGCTGGAAATTACCCCGCGTGTGGAGCGTGCCGGCGTCAGCGCCTGGGACAACGGCAATGGCCTGATCGTGCAGGGCGTGGAGGCCAGCGTGACGCTGTACGGGCACGGCGCGCAGAACCTGGCCGATGCCATGCACGCGGGGCGCGAGCAGATCGAGCCCACGCAACGCGTCGAGTACTTCGCCGCCGGGCGCGCCAGCCTGGAGGCCGGTGGCATGTTCTTCACTCGCTTTCTGATCGACACCACCTTGCCCGTGACCGTCGCGCCCAACTGGACGGTATGGACCGAGGGCGTCGAGTGGGAGCGCGAGGCTTTCGGCATCCGGCTGCTGTGCGGCCTGAGCGGCCCGTTGGGTGCGCAGCTCACCGTGTACTACACGCCCGAAGGCGGTGCCGAAACGCTTGATGCGATGGGTCACACCACGGTCGAGCTGGGCCTGGTCTACACCGGCATCAACAACGCCGACGGCGCCGTCGTGCGAATGGATTGCTACCGCGCCACGCCGGTACTGGGCGATGCCCTGCGCCCGCTGAGCGAGGCGGCCGGGACCGTCACCCTCAAATTCGAATTGAAACCGGTGCTGGCCGCGCCCAACGCCCGAATCCGTTGGTACCGGCTGCATCGCGGCCAGCACCCGCAGCCATGAACCATCCAGCCAGAAAGACCGGCATATGCCTTTGAAACAATTCGCGCGCGGCCTCTGGGCCAGCTTTGGCCCGGTAGAAAACCCGTTCACGGCGCCCAACGGCATGGAACAGAACCTGCGTTTGATCGACGACAACATCGGGCTCTACACCATGCTGCCGCCGCAGCCCGTGGGCACCGCCAAGCCTGCAGTGCCGAACGATGGCGATGGCCAGATCTACAAGGACGGCACCTACGCGGTCTACAACGGCGGCAGCTGGAAGGGCTACAGCGCACGCCCGGGCATGAAGGCCGCGATGATCGATGGCAGCGACCTCTGGTACAGCACGGCGACCGGCGGCTGGGTCAACACCCGCAAGACGCTGCAAAGCATGGGCGCGGCCGGCACGGGTGCAGGCGATGACCGGGATGCCATTGCCGCAGCGATTGCCAACGCGCCCTTGGGTGGCGAGATCCAGACCGATGGCCTGAACTACCTCACCACGGCCTACAGCAACCCGTTGGGCATCGAGTTTGCCGGCGGCGGCGCGCTGTTGAGGCAGGCGCCCCAGGGCGGTCTGGTGCAGATCAACAGCAAGCTCGACGACGGCAAGCTCTTTATCGGCAAAGAGTACCTATACCGCCTGTACCTGCGCCTGAGCGTGGGCGGCACACTGAGCGCCTTCATTTACGGCGATTCCACGGTAGCGACCAGCGCCAATGGCGGTGGCTATGCCGGCGCGGCTTTCGAGCCGCAGGCACTCTTGACCGCCTACCTGGCGCGCAAGCGCGTGCGCAATGCGGTGACTATCGTCAACCGTGGCGTGGGTGGCACGCGCGTCTCTCAGATGAATGCGATGCCGGACATCGACAGCGTGAACGGCTCGACCGATTTGATGATCATCAAATACGGCATCAACGACGCTCAGGATGGCCCGGCCGGGTTTGCCAACAACCTGCGTGCCAAGTTGGCCCAGATTCGCGCCAACCCTTACGCCACGCCGTCGAACCTGTCGATCGTGCTGGTCGGCCCGAGCGCCACCTACGACCCCGGCCATGGGCGCGCCAGCCCCTGGTATGAAAAGCTTCGCCCGATCTATGTACAGGCGGCACGCGATTTCCAGTGCGCCTTCTTCGATACGTATGCGTATCTGCGCGACGTGAGTTGGGGCGCCGGCACGCTGCAGGACAACCCGTTTGGCAACGGCCAGGGCGTACACCCCGGCGCCATCATGCAGAACTGGATCTGGGCCGGCGTGTGCGACGCGATGCTGGGCGAGTCGGACCTGATGCCGTATGTGGATGCCGCGCCGATCACCAACGAATGGAAGCCGCTGCTGATGCGCAACAACTGGCATGCCTATGGGGGCGGCTTCGCGCAACCCTACGCCTGCATCTCGATGGACGGCTGGGTCTCGGTGCGCGGCCTCATCGGCGGCGGCAGCGTCGGCGGCGGCGCCGCCGTTGCGCAGTTGCCCGAGACCGGCATGTACCCGCAGACGGCGGAGATTTTCGAGGTGGCATGCGCCTCGGGCCGCTGCGCCATGCGCGTGAACATCGACGGCAACATCGAGCAGCAGGACGTGGCCAATGCCTCGTATACCAGCATCAGCGGCATCCGGTTTCGGGCGCACAACTGATCTCCACTTTCACACTTCATCCGAGCCCTCAATGAACGCACTGCGCGACCTCTTCAACACGCCCGCCGAACGCATCCTGGGCGAGACGCCCGTGCTGGCCTACAAACTGCAGTTCGACCAGTTCGACGATGCCCTCACGGTCGGCCTGTGGTTCGCCAAACTGGACCTGCAGAACTTCTCGGTGCAGACGCTGGCCGAGATTCGCCAGGGCACGCCGGAACGTGCCGCACTGGAACGCACGCTCGCGGGTTGCCTGGCGCTTGCGCCGGTGCCGGGCGCGGTCGATGGCCAGGCGCCAGCGCCACAGCGCCTGCACCCCGACGACCTGGCCGGTATGCCGCTGCCGATGGTGGCCGAGGCGCTGGCCATCGTGCTGGAGGTGAACATGGATTTTTTTTTCCGGACCCTGCCGCGCCTGGCGACGACGGCCCGGGCGATGGGGTCGATTGGTTCGGCATTGCTCAGCAGCTTGTCGGCGCTGGGCACAGCCCCGAGCACGCCCGCCGCTACACGCTAGCCCAGGTGAAGGGCTTTCTGCTGTCGATTGCCCGCCAGCTCGACCAGGGCGCGCAAACCCAGGCGCTGCACACCGCCGCCGTTTTGTCCGGAGGGATGTAGGCCATGGAAAACAAAACCATTGAGGTCGGCCTGCGCATCCAGGCCAAGTTCGACGAAGCGCGCGCCGCCGTGGCGGCCTTCAAGAGCGACCTGATTGATCTGGGAAAGACCAGCAAAGCGGTGAGCGCGCAGCCGGTATCGGCACCCGCTGCACTGCCAGCTCCTGTTCCAGTTGCAGCACCGGCAGCACCTGCTCCGGCTTCAGCAACACGGCATGCACCCACGGCCACCGATGAAGAGAAGGCAGCCCTGGAGCGCCTGACCGCCGCCCTGGTACCGGCCGCCGGCAATACCGAACGCCTGGCGGCCGCGCAGACGATGCTGGACAACGCCTATGCCAAGGGCGCCATCTCGCAAGAGCGCTACACCCAACTGCACGGCGCGGCGCTGCAGAAGTACGACGAAGAGCGCGTGTCGCTGCAGCGCCTGACCGCCGAGCTGCAGCCGGCCGCCACCTCTACCGACCGGCTGGCCGCCGCACAGAAAACACTGAGCAACGGGCTGGCCAGCGGGCTGATTACGCAGGAGCGGCATAACCAGTTGCTGCAGGTGGCACAGCAGCGCTATGCCAGCACCGGCGTGTCAGCCGGGCAAACAGCCGCCGCACTGCGCGGTGTGCCGGCACAGCTCACTGACATTGTTGTGGGCCTGCAAGGCGGGCAAGCGCCGCTGACGGTGTTGTTGCAGCAGGGCGGGCAGTTGAAAGACATGTTCGGCGGCATTGCACCGGCCGCACGTGCGTTGGGCGGGTCGCTGCTGGGGATGGTGAACATCTACACACTGGCGGCGGCGGCCGCGGCGGCCTTGGGTGTGGCGTTTATGCAGGGCTCCAAAGAAGCCGAGGGCTATAGCCGGGCCATCATCCTGAGCGGTAACGCATCGGGCACGACCGCCGGGCAATTACAGGGCATGGCCAAAAGCATTGACGGCGTTGTCGGCACCCAGTCGGCCGCAGCGGAAGCTCTGACTCAGTTCGCCGCCAGCGGGACCATTGCCAACAGCAGCCTGGAGCGCTTCACCACCGTGGCGTTGAAGATGGAAAAGGAGGTCGGCCAAAGCATCGACACCACCGTCAAGCAATTCACCGAGTTGGGCAAAGCGCCCGTCGATGCCAGCGTCAAGCTCAACGAGCAGTACCACTACCTCACGGCTTCGGTGTACCAGCAGATCCAGGCGCTGATGGAGCAGGGCCGAACCGAAGAAGCGGGTGCATTGGCGCAAAAGAGCTTTGCCGATGCGATGGAGGGCCGTACCCAGCAGCTCAGCGCCAATCTGGGAACGCTTGAGCGCGGCTGGCGTGCGGTCAAAGGCGCAGCGGCCGAGGCATGGGACGCCATGCTGGGTATCGGGCGCAAGCAAACCGCGCAAGATCAACTCGATGCCGTCGGCAAGCAAATCGCAGCGGCCCGCACGACACAGGCAAACGGGGGCTTTGCAAGCAATGCAGGCGGTGCGGCTTTCGGGCGCGGCGGTGCGGGCGCAGCCGCGCAGGACAAAGCATTGCAGTCCCTGCTGGCACAGCAAGCCGCATTGCAAGAAGGCGTGCGCCTGGAGCAGCGTGGCGCGTCGCTTACCGCCGACCGGGCGGCCTCGACCGAGCGCATCGCCAAATGGACCAAGGAAGGCGCGCAATACGAGAGCACGGGGCAGAAACGCACGAAAGCATTGGAGGCAACCCGCACCCAGAATGAGCAGCTGTTGCGGGACGGGACGATCACGCAGAGGCAGGCTGATCAGCGCATGGCGGATGTTCAGGACAAGCTAAAGGACAAGGGCGGCGGCGGTGGCCGCGCTGCACCCAAAGGCCCTAGCGCCTTTCGCACCGCCAGCGCCGATGCCGGCGTGGCCATGGCGCAGATCAAGTCCGATTTGGGACTGCTGCAGGCCAGCATCAAAATCGGCGATGCCATCATCGTCAAGGCGCTGGAAGACGGCCAGGTGTCGATCGCCGATGCCTATGCGGCACGCCAGGCACAACTGGAAGTCGAGAGCAAGGCCCAGCGCGAGGCCCTGCAGGCCGAACTGAAGGAAGTTGACGCCGCGCTGACCAAGGCCGGCAACAGCGCCGAACAAGGGCCACTCAAGCAAAAGCGCATCGTGCTGGTGGCCCAGGTCACAACCCTGGACGCCAACCTCCAGGAGGAGTCACGCAAGCTGTCTTTGTGGAAGTCCGATCAGGAAAAGCAGCTCGCCTCGATCACGGCCAAGGTGCGCGTCGATGTGTCGAACATCACGGGCACGTTCGACAAGGGCGCGGTGGAAGCGCAGCTCAAGCAGCAGTACCAGCCCGACTTTGACGCCGCCGGGCGCCTCGATAAGCCTGAAGACCAAGCGGCCGCTCAACAGCGGGTTCAACTGCTGCTCGCCGCCGGTACCGCGCAGGCCGAGTTCAACTTCCGGCTGGGCGAGGCGCAGCGGCTGCAGGCCACGCTGGGCGCGCAAGAGGCCGGGGTACAGCAGCAGGTGCAGGCCGGCACGCTCAGCCAGATTGAGGCCGAGGGCAGATTGCGTGGTTTGCGTGCGGACCAGGTGCCCGCGCTGCAGGCCATCGTGCAGCAAATGCAGGCGATCCGCGATGCACTGCCGCCCGAGGCGGCGGCAACGCTGTCGGCCATGAGCGTCTCGGTCAGCCAATTGCAGACCACGGTAGCGGCAGCGACCCCGACCGTGGTGGACTTCGGCACCCAATTGCGCGTGGCCACGATCGATTCGATCTCGGGCGCCGTGGGCCAGGCCGTGACCGACTTCAAGAACTTGCGCCAGGTGGTGGGCAACACGCTGAAGCAGATTCTGGGCAACATTCTGAGCAGCGGCATCAAGAGCGCGCTGACCGATGCCTTTACGCCCAAGTCCGGCGCTGGTGGCAGTGCCGGTGGCAGCAGTGCCGTCGGCGGTTTGTGGAGCGCCTTCCTTGGCTGGGCGTCGAGCGGCAGCGCTGGGAGCGGCGCCAGCACCTCGGGCTATGCCGAAGGCGGCCACATTCAAGGGCCGGGCACAGGCACCAGCGACAGCATTCCCGCCCTGGTCGGAGGCGTGCGGCCCATCGCGGTCAGCAACAACGAATTCATTCAACCCGAGCGGGCCGTACAGCACTACGGCCTGGCCTTCATGGAGGCGGTGCGCACCCTGCGCCTGCCAAAGCCCCAGTTTGCTTTTGGTGGCCTGGTATCGGCCCATCAACAGGCGCGCTTTGCGACCGGCGGCATGGTCAAGACCGGCAGCGCAGCGGTGGCACCCATCGTGCAACTGAACTTCACCAATGCCGGCACACCGCAAGAGGTGCGGCGGCGCGACGACGCCTGGGACGGCAAGCAAATGGTGATCAGCCTGGTGCTGGCCGATCTGCAAAACGGCGGCCCGATCTCGCGCGGCATCAACTCGGCGCAAAACCGACGCTGATCGACGTCGATCAACGCTAACCCGCTTCCCTATGGCCTACACCACATTCCCTGCCTACGCGCAGCACCTCTTGAACGGCTATCAGCTGGCAGCGGCGGCATCGGTGGCCCGCACCGAGATGGACGATGGCTATATCCAGCAGACACCGACGCAATCCATGGTGCGTTACGAGGTTGAACTGAGCTACCGGCTCGACAGCGCAGCGCGCCAGGTGGCTTTCGAGCGCTGGCGCCGTGAAGACCTGCGCGCCGGCGCGCTGTACTTCGCCTGGACCGACGTAGCCGACTTCACGGGCGACACGCAACGGCGCGCCCGCATCGTCAAGGGCGAGGTGGTCTACAAGCTGCTGACGGACCGGTTCGACGAGTGGATGGTCAGCTTCAAGCTGGAGTACTACGCCTGATGGCCCGCCCGAAGTCCCCCCGGTTCCACGAAGCCGCGCAGTCGGTTTCTGCCACCGAATCGCCCCTGATCCTGCTGGAAGTGCGCCATGCGCTGCTGGTCGAGCCGATGCGCCTGGTGAACGATGTGCAGGACGTGATCTGCAATGGCGCGACCTACCTGGCCGCGCAGTTTCGCTTTACCTGGCCGGACGATGCCGACAAGGCGACGCCGCACGCCCAGCTGCGCATTGCCAACGGCGGCGGCGATGTGGGCGCCTTTTTTGAGCGGACGCACGGTGGGCGCGGTGCCACGGTGCGGGTGCTGCAGATCATGCGCAGCCTGCCCGATTTTGTTGAAGATGATCTGCTGCTCGACCTGAGCAACATCGAGGTCACGGCCAAAACCGTCGCGGGTCAGCTCGGTTACGACGAGGTGCTGAACAAGGTCGGCACCGCCTACACCTACCGGCCCGAGACCGCGCCCGGCCTGTTCTGACGGTGCCGTGATGACGCACTGGTCAGACGGCTATATCGACATTCCGCACGCCGAACTCGACTGCGCCGAACTGGTGGCGCGCGTGCTGCGCGAGCAGCTCGGGCGGGTGGTGAATTTCCCGCGCAAGCAAAGCGACAACCTGTTTCACCGTGCCGCGCTGGTGACACAGCACGCCAGCGACTTTGCCGCGCGCATTGCCGCGCCGGTCGACGGCTGCGGCGTGCTGATGCTGGCACGCGGTCGCATGTCGCACATCGGCCTGTTTTGCGCAATTGATCAGGGCTACGTGCTGCACAGCGACAGCGCGTTTGGCGCCAGCGTGCGCGTGCCCCTTAACCGGGTGCGCGTGACGCACCGCATTGAAGGTTTTTATGCTTGGCTTGATTGATGTCGTGTGGTGCCCGAACCCGTTGCGCCCGGTGGGTGATCGCCAGGTGCGCCGCCTGCTGCTGACGGGCACCGATACGGTGGACAGCGTGGTGCATCGCCTGGCGCTGCACGGCACGCCGCTGCAGGCTACGTTGAATGGCGCAGAGCTGGCGCGCCGGCGCTGGGGCCGCAAGCGGGTGCATGCGGGCGATGTGCTGGTATTGCGGCAGCTCGCCAAGGGGGTAGAGGTGGGCGCGGCCGCTGGCGCAGCAGCCACAGCGAAGGGCGCTGGTGCTTACGCCGCGTTGATCGCTGCCGTGGTGACCATCGCCGTGAATGTCGCCATCAGCTTGGCCATCAGCGCGCTGATCAACTCGCTGACCAAAAAAGACGGTGCGTCGTCCGGCGGCAACAAGGACACGAGCCCGGCCGGCTACGGCATTGAAGGCGGCAGCAACACCGCACGCGCCTACGAACCGTTGGCCCTGGTATTGGGCGAGCACCGCTTGTTTCCCGACTACGCCAGCCGCCCGTTCACCGAATTTGTACTGGACCCGACCACGGCCACCGAGGTGATCAACAACGATGTGACGACCGTGGATGTGCCGGTGCCGCCTTTCGGCTTTGACGTGACCGAGACGGGGGGCAACAACGGCACACCGATCACCAAAACGCGCAAGGTATGGGCACCCTGGGTGCTGACCGGCACGGTGACGCAGGAGGTTGGCAAGACGGTGATCGAGTACTACGCCGACACGGCGGCGCGCAGCTACATCCGGCCCGACAGCTTTGGTCTTCTGCAGGGCGGCGCGGTCACCATGCCGCACACCTTCGCGATTCGCTACATCGAGAAGCAGATCGGAACGCCTGGGCAGCCCGAGACACCCGAGAAGGCGGAAGTCACAACCTGGGAGGAAACAGAAAAGCCAGCCGAATCACAAACGTGGCATCCACTGAACAGCAGCACAACCCTGCCGGTGATCCAGCGCTATGGCTACACCGCCATCTACAACACCGAGCGTTTGGCGAGCATTTTCAACTTCGGCTTTGGCGATCTGGACGTCAGTGACCTGCGCATCGGTGCCAGCGTGTTGGCCAACTTCAGCGGGGTGACGCGCAATGACAGCGAGGTCCCGCCCGGTGACGGCTCACGCACCGTGTTGACGGGTTACACCACCAAGGATTGGGCTGACACGACCTACCCGGGCAATGTGCAAAGCGTGGATGGCGCCAAGCTGGAGCAGTCACCCGAGACGCTCAATGGGGGCTGGATCGAGCGCAATGGCTCGGAAGCTTGTCGCCGTGTGCAGATCGACATTGCGGGGCGCTTGTTCAAGCAGGTGAGCGGTGGCGTCGTGGGGGCCACTTGCACGATGGAGGCTGAGTACCAGGCGGTCGACTCCGATGCATGGGTGGCGTTCCCGTTCAGCCCCTGGACCATTTTCAGCGGCGCGAGCACGCCGGTGCGCAATACCTACGGCCTGCACCTTGAGGTCAAGATGATCAAAGTGCGCGTGCGGCGTACCACGCCCGATTCGACCGACGCGTCGGTGATCTCGGAGCTGGAGTGGTCGCGGCTCAAATTCTTTCGCGACGGCGATGCGCTCTACCCGGCGCAGCACCGCATGGGTTTGCTGATCAAGGCAACGGGTCAGCTCAACGGGCGCATCGAACGACTGTCCTGCATGGTGCGTGCCAAACACTGGCAATGGGCGGCCGGCGCGCATTGGGAGCCGGGCGCTTATCCGGGCGTGGTTTCGGGCGCATGGACCTGGGGCGAGACAGTCAACCCCGCCTGGTTGTTTCTCTACTACGCACGCGGCGGGTTTCTCAACCCCACGGCGGCACCGTCGCACCTCGGCCATGCCGGCTGGCTGGACCAACCGGCCGTTGGCAATGGCGAGCGCCTGTTCGGTGCCGGCCTTATCAACGAGCGCATCGACTACGCGGTGATCGTGGCCTGGAGCCATTTTTGCGACGCGGCCGGCCTGAGTTGCCGCATGGCCATCATGAGCCAGCGCAGCGCGGGCGAGGTGCTGGACGACATCGCCGCCGCCGGGCGCGCTACCAAGACCTGGGCCACCGGCAAGCTCGGCGTGGTGTGGGAAGCCCCGGGGCAGCCGGTGGTGGCCGCCTTCGGCATGAGCAATATCGTCGCCGGCACCTTCGGTGTGAGCTATTCGACCGACACCAGCGTCGACGAGTTCGCGCTCAACTACACCCGCACCGATGCGGACTTTGAAGCCGATACCGTTTATGCGGCCGTGCCCGGCATGCGCCTGCCGGTCAACCAGCGTACCGAGCAGGCGGTGTACTCCATGCCCCGCGTCCAGGCGCAGCGCCTGGTGAACCTGCTGGCCGCGTCGCGTCACTATCACCGTCGCACCATCAAGTGGGAGGCGAGCCTGTTGGGCCTGGCGGTACAGCGCGGCGATATCGTGCATCTGGCGAACGACCTGACGCGATGGGCGGCCAGCGGCCGGCTGGTCGGCCTGGTCGCCGAGGGCGGGCAGGTGCAGCAGGTCACGCTGTCGGCCGAGGTAGACAACCCCAGCAGTGCAGGCGCCTTCTTCCTCTGGATATGCGAGCCCGGCGGCGACTATCAAAGCGTGCTGTGTACCGCGCCGACGACGCGCACCCGCACGCTCAAGGTGTTGGGCTATTGGAGCGCGATCGACGCGCCCGGCTGGCTGGGAGCCGGTGCCGATTCGCACAACATATTGAGCCGCTGGCCCGACTCAGGCCCCGAGGACTGGACCTTTCTGGCGGGCCCCACGGCCACGCCGGGCAAGCGCGTGCGCATCATCAACATGGAGCCGACGAACGCGCGGCAGGTGCGCATCACGGCGCGCGATGAAGAGCCGGCCTATTACCCGCTGGAATGGAGCCTGATCAACCCGCCCGAGCCGGCCATCGGTGAACAGCCTGTGGCCCGCGCCTACAACCTGAGCGCTACCGCCCGGGCTGAAGGCGGCATTCAATTGGCCTGGGAGCTGGAAGGCGCGCACGGTGCCGATGTGACAGTCAACATTGCCGCGCCCGGCCAGCAGTCCATGCAGCAGGGCATTCTGACCGTCGCCGGCAATCAACTGCTGATCCCCAGCTATGGCCCCGGCACCGTGATCAGCGCCTCGATAACGCCCATCACTGCCGGCACGCCAGCCCGGGCAGAAGGCGACGGGCTGACGTTCACTGTGTAAAAAAGACGGGCGACCTGAGCCGGTGCGCTAACACCGACTCAAACCCCACCCTGCAGAGTGAGCTGCAAGCCGGCAAGACCCGCCACCCGGTACCGAGCGGGTCGAGCCTACCAAACTTTCCCCAGCGGAAATAAGCTTGCAATGGACGAAATCAGATGTGGCGCTTGCGCCCGAAAACTGGGCGTCGGCGAATACCGCCGCCTGATCATCAAATGCCCGCGCTGCGGGACGATGAACGATTTACAGAGGGCCGAGAGCCCCCATCCCAGCGCGCCACGAGCGTCATCAACGAAACGAAATGAAGATGCTCGAAACTGAAGTGGCGAAAGCCATGCCCATGGTGAGTTGGATCGGTGGTAAACGCCGCCTGGCACCCAAAATTCTCCCCCTGTTCCCCGACCACGGCTGCTATGTCGAGCCGTTCTGCGGTGCAGCCGCGCTGTTCTTTCTGAAGGAACCAGCCAAGGTCGAGGTGCTCAACGATGTCAATGGCGACCTCGTGCGGTTGTACCGAATCGTCCAGCACCACCTCGACGAGTTCGTGAGGCACTTCCGCTGGGCGCTCGCCAGCCGCGAGCTGTACGGCTGGCTCAAGGAAACACCACCGGCCACGTTGACAGACATCCAGCGGGCCGCGCGATTTTTTTACCTGCAGCGCCTGGCGTGGGGCGGCAAAGTCGAAGGCCAGACCTTCGGCACGGCCACGACCACCCGGCCGCCGCTCAACTTGCTGCGCATGGAAGAGGAATTGAGCGCGGTGCACCTGCGGCTGCACCAAGTCACGATCGAGCACATGGACTGGGCTGCATGCGTCGAGCGCTACGACCGCCCTCACACCCTGGCCTATATGGACCCGCCGTATTGGGGGACCGCTGGCTATTGCGTCGAGTTCGGGCTTGACCAGTACGACAAGATGGCTGAGCTGCTGCGGACGATGCAGGGCAAGGCGATCGTCTCGGTCAACGACATCCCGGAGATGCGCCGGGCATTCGCCGGCCTGCCGATGCAGCGCCTGGCCATCACGTACACAGTAGCCGGCCCCAAGCGCAGCAAGGAGCCCAAGGGTGAGTTGCTTATCAGCAACTTTGAGCAGCCGAAGTAGCGGCAAGCGGGCTGATGGCGCAGGAAGCGCTTGGCGATGTGCCCCACCAGAGCGTCAATGGGTCATGCCAATAAACACCACACCAATGCAAGCGCTCTTCACCGCCATCGCCAACCGGCACCTCGGCATCGAGACACTTGAGACTCGCAAAATGGACCGCCTCGATTTTCATGATGTCTAGGTGTGGGGCGTTGCCGAGGCGTTGAAAGCAGCTTTCGAAGCTGGCCAGCAAGCCGGCGTCAAAGGCCCCGCCCAGCAACCCAGCCTCTAGCTCCTGCTAGCCCAAACGAAAGCCGCCTATTGAGGCGGCTTTTCTTCGTCCATCTTCAGCCCGTGCAAGATGGTCATCAAGAAACGGAAGCGCAGCCGATGACACGTCGGTCAGCAGTGGTAAGTTTCCTGTCCGGGTATTCTCTTTCCCTACAGGCAAGAAACCCAATACCTCATTTATCCCACTGACAGCGTTTCATTTATCGCGCCGCGCTTCACCTCATGTTCGCCTTGCTCTTCACCTTCTCCTGGCAGGAGTTGCGCCACCATCCCTGGCGCAATGCCGCCGCGATGGTCGCCGTCATGCTCGGCGTGGCGCTGGCTTTTTCAGTCCACCTGATCAACGCCTCCGCGCTCGATGAATTTTCCAGCGCGGTGCGATCGGTCAACGGACAACCGGACCTCGAACTGCGCGCGGCTCAGGGCAATTTCGATGAAGCCGTGTTCACCCGCGTGGTGCGCGATGCGCGCGTGACGTTGGCCAGCCCGGTGCTTGAAATCAACACCGAGGCGACCGGGCTGACGGACGACGGCGCATCGGCCACGGCGGTGCCGATCCGGGTCGTGGGCGTCGACGCGCTGGCCTTGCCTTCCATCGCGCCGGCGCTGATGCCCCGGCCCACCGGCACGGAGCGGTTTTCACTGTTCGCACCGAACCAGGTTTTCCTGAACGCAGCGGCACGCGGTGCTTTGGGCGCTGGCGCGTCGGTGCAACTGAAGGATGGCGCCACGCGGCATCGGGTTCAGGTCGCGGGCAGCGTCGCGGCCAGTGGTACAGCCCTGGCCGTGATGGACATCGGCGCGGCACAGGACCTGTTCGGGCGCGGCGGACAACTCACGCGCATCGACTTGCGGCTGGCGCCGGGCACCGACCACGCAGCGTTCAGCCGCGACTTGCGGCAGTCGCCGGACTGGCCCGCGTCGATCCAGATTGCCGAGCCGGGCGATGCGGTGGAACGTATCAGCAACCTGTCGCGCGCCTACCGTGTCAACCTCACCGTGCTGGCGCTGGTGGCCTTGTTCACTGGCGCATTCCTGGTGTTCTCGGTGCTGGCGCTGAGCGTTGCCAAACGGGCGCAGCAGTTCGCACTGCTCGGCGTGCTGGGCCTCACACCGCGCCAGCGATTGCAACTGGTGCTGGCCGAGTCGCTGGTGCTCGGCGTGGTCGGCAGCGCGGCTGGCATTGCATTGGGCACTGCCTTGGCAGCGGTGGCGTTGAAGGTGCTGGGCGGCGACCTGGGGGGCGGCTACTTTGCCGGTGTCGCGCCGACGCTGCAATGGAGCACGGCGGCAGCCGCCATTTACGGTGGCCTCGGCGTGCTGGCCGCCTTGGCCGGTGGCTGGTTTCCGGCGCGTGCGGCGCAGGCCTTGCCGGAAGCACAAACCCTCAAAGGGCTCGGTGCGGCGCCGGCCGGGTCCGGTCGACATTGGTTGGCTGTGGCGTTGATCGTCATCGGAGCCGCTCTGGCGTATGCACCGCCGCTGTTCGGCATGCCGATTTCGGCCTATGTGTCGGTCGCCGTGCTGCTGGTCGGTGGCATCACGGCCTTGCCCGGGCTGATCGCCTTGCTCTACGACCGCATGGCCCCGCTGCTCTCGCGTCACCTTCTGCCCATGCTCGCGGTGGAGCGGGCGCGGCGCATGCGGGGCACCGCCGCCGTGGCCGTC